AGTGCAAGCTGCTGCTGGACGACATGCTGGCGCTCAAGATGGCCGAGTGGGCCAAGACGCGCCGCATGGCCCGTGCGCTCTTTGGGCCTCGGCTCGATGCGCCCGGCTTCGACCCTTTGGGCCACGGCGAATGACCGCGCCGGAAGCCGCGCCGCTCGACCTTCAGGGCGCGCTCGACGCCTTCTTCGCTCGCGTCGGAGCCTCGCGCGGAGACGAACTGCTCCTCCATTCCAGCGACCTCGCGGGGTGCGACTTCGCAACCTACGCGCGCATCCACGGTGAGCCGCAGTTGCCCTTCGATCAAGATTCGCGCGACTCGTTCCTCATGGGTTACGCCGTTGAAGCCTACCTTGCCAGCGCGTTCGATTGCTTCGTGACGCAGGGCTACTCCGTCGTAATCGGCGGCGAGATTCAAACAAGCGACGGCTGGAGCGCGCATCCCGACGTTCGCTTGGAAAAAGACGGCGCGACGTTCTGCGTGTTCGACGTAACGACCACGAAGGCGAAGGCTCCTGATTGGAAGCGCGGTCATGCGCTCAAGACGGCGGACTACGCGCTGCGCCTCGGCGCTCCGTGGTTTGCTGAGATCGTGCTAACGCTCGGCTTCGGCAAAGTCACGGGCTACAAGCCGCATTGGTTCCGCACGGAGGATTGGCGCGAGGCCGTTGAGGTTGCGCGCGAGCGAGTGCAGACTATAGCGGCGAGCCCAGAACCGCCTGCGATGGAGCCGCCGACCGGGGACGAATGGCGCTGCGGGAAGCCCGGCAGCGGCAAGTCGTACTGCCAATCCCGTTGCCCTCGCAACGCCGCGCTAGAGCGAGAGGAAGTGCCAGCATGACGTTTGCGAAGGTCGCTCCGCGCCACCGCCGCGCGAAAGTATTGCTCCTTGGTGAAGCAGGCTCAGGCAAGACACACGCTGCGCTGACTTTCCCGAAGCCTGCGGTTATTGACGCAGAGGGAAGCATCGACTGGTTCGCTGACCGTTTTGATTTCACGGCGGTTTCAACAAAGTCTTACGCCGATGTGCGCGATCTCGTTCACAAAGTGCGTGAGGGGAACGTGCCGTGCGAAACCTTGGTGATCGACTCGCTGACAACGATATACAACGGCCTGGTAAACCTGGCATCCCGTGAACGAGAAGACCTACGCCCGCTGGATTGGGGCCGTATCAAGCGCAAGTTCTCCTCTCTCCTGGACGAACTGTACTTCCGGCTTCCGATGCACGTCGTATGTTGCGGCTGGATTAGCACCGAGTACGCTCGCGCTGGCACAATGGTTGACGGTAACAAGGTCAAGCCGAACGACCTCGTTGCGATTGGTGAGAAGTTTGACGGCGACAAAAAGACGACTCACGCCTTTGACTTTGTTTTCCGAATCAACGGAAACGACGGGAAGCGGACGAGCGCGACGGTCGTCAAGAGCCGAAGTGGCACTCTCAAGGCTGGTCAGAAAATTGAGGACTTTTCTTGGAAAACGCTCGCGTCGCTTTTCGCGGACGGGAGGGTCGCAGAACAGACTGGGATGACCGACGAGGAGCAAATCGCGCGTGACGCCGGCGTCCTTGAAGCGCCAGAAGGAACTAAGCCCGTGTCAAGCGCGCAGCAGCAGGCCTCTGCGACGGACGCCATGCTCGCCCGAGCGCGCGAGGTCGGCGTCATTGGCCTGGATGCTCGCCCGAAGATGCTCCACGCGCTACGGACCTGGGCGACCGCGCAGGGCCTGGAATGGCGCACGACCGTCGTGATCGAGGCCCTGGACGCGCTCGTGAAGGCCGAGCAGAGCAACGTCGCCCCCTCTGAGCCGCCCGCAGCGAACGCCGAGAACGCGCCGCTGCCGACGCTCGATACGCTGCGCCGACAGTACATGGCGATTTGCGACGAGTTGGAGTGGAGCGACGGAATGCGCCACGCCTTCCAGACGACGCTTGGCGAGGGCATGAAGTCAAGCACGACCTGGACCCGCGAGGACTTCGTTAAGGCGATCGCGCTCGTTTCGCGCAAACTCGACTTCAAGAACGCGGCCACGCCGAAGTACCCCGAGGACGAGGAAGAACGGCGGGCTCGCCAATGACCTGCACGGCAACCAACGAAAAAGGCGAGCGTTGCATCTATGGCGCGGGCCACAGTATTGCACATCATCGCTTCTCATCAGAGATTCAGGCGGTCACGCACGACTTTCTTCCACAAACGCAAGATGAATGGCTCGATGAAATGACGGAAGTCCTGGAAGAAGAAACTGGATTGCTTGACGATGATCGCGCGCAGGCACAGGCTGACGAAGCCGCTGGTGGAGCGCGGGAAAAGCGGCGCATCAAAACGCAGCATCCCGGCAAGGAAGCGTCCAAACCGTGACGCGCCTCCCCCGCATTCGGCAGCGAGGCGTCTCGCACCGCTCCTTCTCGGAGGCGTTCCACGACGAGGTAGCCGCGCGCCTGATCGTTGTCGAGGAGGCCGCGCAGCGGGCCGTCTGGGCCGCGCCGTGGGTGCCCGTTGCGCTTGCGGTGCGCGCGTATCGCGAATGGCGGCGGCTGGGTCTTGCCGATCGTCTGTGCTGGCTTGCGCTCGGGCTCGCTGCTGCGTACATCGCCGCCCGCATCTTCGTCTCTTGGTGGTGGGGAGAATAATGGCTGAACCGCTCGTTGCCTTCTCGCGTCGTTACGCGCACAACACCGTCGTTGAAGCCTCGAAATCGCGCATGGAGATTGAACGGACGCTCAAACGATTCGGCGCTTCGGGCTTCGCGTATGCGACGATGGGCGCGCGGGCAACACTCATGTTCGAGGCGCGCGGGAAACGCATCCGCTTCAACCTGCCAGAACCGAAGGCTGCGCTCAAGCCCTACGGCACATGGTGGACCGACAAGCAGGTAGACGCCGAGGAGCGGCGGCTGTGGCGCTCGCTGTTCATGGCGATCAAGTCCAAGCTCGATGTCGTGGAATCGGGAATCTCGTCGTTCGAGACGGAGTTTCTGCCGTACATGGAATTGGGTGACGGGCGCACGTTCGCCGAAGCCGCGCAGGACCCGGCGTTTGCCGAACGTCTTTCGGCTTCGTCTCGGCCGTCGCTGCTTGCGCTCGGCGGCAGCAAGACGAACGACGGTGCAATCGAAGCGACCTTCCGCGAAGTTGCCCCTCAAAAGCCGTCGTGACCCTGCCCTCAGAGCAGGCGGATGAGGAATGGCAGACGCCTCGCCCCGCGCGGCAGCCCAAAACGGTTTCGGTCCTCAATCGGACAGAACTTGACAACGTCGCCGCATGGCAAACGCCAGAGGGATTAGTCGAGGCCGTTCACGGGCTCTTGGGCGGGATAGAACTCGACCCTTGCACGAGCCCTGAAAACCCGACGAGGGCCGACTATTTTTACACGGCGTCCGACGACGGCATTTTACAGCCCTGGAACGCGAAGCGAATCTACGTCAATCCGCCCTACGGAAAAACTATCAGCCATTGGATAGACAAGAGCCTAGTGGCCGCAGCCCAGGGCGCGAAAGTCGTTCTCCTGGTGCCTGCTCGTCCAGGTTCGGCTTGGTTTCGTCGGGCGTGGGAAGGCGCAACGGAGGCGCTATTCATTAACGGTCGCCTACGCTTCAAGGGAGCCGACGCGAGCGCGCGTTTCCCAAGCGTCATCTTCGCCTATAATCTGAACCTAAGCCCGTTGGCTGCCTATGGGCTACGGGCGGCGCTCCTGTGACCCTCCGAGTGGTCGGGTCCGACGACCGGGCTGATGCCCTCCTCTCGCGGCGCGAGGGAGAGCAACGTGCCGCCCTGGTCCGCGCTCGCTTCCAGGCCCATCTGTGCTTGGCGTGTGGTGCGCCTGCGGCCAGCGGCCTAGAGTGCGCCACGTGCGTCGGCATTGAGGAGGTCAGACGGTCGCTGCCGAGTGTGAGGCCGTTCGATGTTGAGAACGAAAGCGGCGTGGAGTGATCGAGTTCGAGGTTCCTGGTCGTCCGCCGTCGGGGAACCGTTCGGCCAGGATGGGCCGGCGCATGTACACGCCCGCCGACGTAAAGCTCTATCGGGAGCGGGTGCATTGGCTCGCATTTGCGGCCATGAGGACGGCTCGCCTTGAGCCTTTCGAGTACGCGAAGGCGTCGATCACCGTCTGGAACTGTCGCCTCGACGCCGATAACAGCGTGGCGGATTTACTTGACGCCATGAACGGGGCTTGCTACCCGAACGACGGGCGGATTCTGGACCTGCACATCTTCAAGCGCAAGGACAAGAAGGGCCCGCGCGCGACGGTCCAGGTCGAGGAGTACGAGGCCCAATGAGAGCGGACGGGACGCGCCACGCGAGCCTCCTGGCCGCGCTCGCAGTCGCCGAATAGAAGGCCCGCCTTGCGGGCGGGCCGGGCTTAGAGGGGTGTCACTCGGAAGGCCTGGGCTTCTTGTTCAGTTTGTCGGCGAAAGCCTGCGCTTTTTCGGACGTGCGGAACCACTTGTGCCCGCGTGATTCGGGATTCATCCAAAACGCTCCATAGGCTCCGCCGTGGTCGGCGTGGACGACGTACCATTGTCCGCCGCCACGATAGAGCGGCCAGCAGTCAATGCGCCAGGGGTACGGTACTGTACCGTACCGTACGGGACGAATGCACAGGCGCGCGGCGCGGCGTCGGCGCTGTTCTTCGACGCAGGCGGAGCAGGTGACGAGCCCGCGATCGCGGCGCTCGAGCTCGAGCGGCCGCAGGCAGCGGGAGCATCCGCCCGCGGCTCGTGCGCGCTTGCGTTCTGCTGCCTTCTGCTCGCGCGCGTAGCGGCGTTTGGCCGCGAGCCCACCTTTCATGGCTGGGCCTTCTCATTCAGGCGGGCAGAGCCTATTGGGGGGCGATGCATCTTGCCCAACTCAAGGGCCGCTGCCCGCCGCCACTTGGTCCGCATTGAGGGGGTGGTCATTTCGTGAGCCTTTGCGGGGAATGAGTGTTCGTATCACTAGATGAAAGTTGGCAGCATCCACCGAGAGCGGCGCAGCAAGCCCCACAATGCTCTCCCATAGGCAGTCCGTGGACGCAAGCACTAGCGCCCCCGATAAGGTTCCTCACAGTGGTATGACTCCGCCATATCCCTTGTCGGGGTTCCCAATGATGACCGAATCCTCGCCGCCATAGACGCCGAGTGCTTGCCAAACACGCCGCGCCATCGTGTTGCCGATCATGCCACTGTTGCTTACCTCTTGCGCGGCTTCGTTCACTTTTTCTATAGCGTTACGAAGCGCCGCAACCTCGTCCTCGGCATCAGCCAATTGCCCGCGCACAGACTGAAGGCGAGCGTTTGCCTCGGCGGTCAACCTAACGACCACTTCGTTCTGTTTGTTATTCAGAATGCGTAGGGTACGGACGGCACCAATGACGGCCCAGATGCGCTCGGCATGTTCTTGAGCCAAGCCGCCTTCGGCGACGAAGCAATGAACGTCGGTTTCTAGCCCGTCAAGGTCAACCGCCTTCGCGACCTGTCCTTGAAGGTGTGGCACGAGAGAAATATCGCTCATAGCCTTTTCCTTATCTCGTGGCGTAGCGCGACCAATTCGAGCATGCCCCCGACTAGCGGCTTGCGGTATTCTTTGATAAACGCGAGCGCATCCTCGCGAGTTTTTATGGCCCAGAGCGCAGTTACGATCTTCATGGGCTCGGTGTCTAGGTCAAACGTGATGGTCTTGGTAGCGGTTTTAAGGGAAGCTATCATAATCTTGCTCTTAGAAGGCATCGGTTTGTGCCACCCAGCAAGCGGATTTGTCCGTCATGAAGAAGCCTTTTGGCTTGAAGTGGTACTCCCACCCAGCCGTGGGCGGCATGCGTTCATCGAAGCAGCAATGCGGCCCGGCGTGGTTTGGGTCGAGGTGGCAAGACAGACCGAGTCCACTATCGGTTCGGACGACGGCTTCGCAGATTTCCATTAGCGGGTGTCCTCCAGTATCGGTGCGCCCGTCCCCAGGTGTTGCCTGTTCGCGGGCATGAGTGGGCTAGAGAGAGGCGAGGAGTTGAGCGCCGACCCATTCCGTGTAGGCAGGGGGGATTGCCTCGCGCAGTTCGTCGTTGCTCATCCAATCTATCCCCATCGCGCTCGGCCACAGTTCACGCGCCTTGCATCCGGTGGAACCGTAGACCGGAACGAAGCGGCTCATCTTCCATCCGCGGTTCATAATACGAATGTTGGCGGGGTGTCGGTCGTGATTGCAGGCCGTTCCTTCCATCGGAACCTTTGACTCAAAGAGTCGATGCCTCCTCACACGTAACTCGGCGAATGCTGTTCCACAAATGGTTACGGCGTTAAGCAGAGGCGCTCCAGGGACGTTTTCTATGACGTATCGCAGCCCGCTCCCGCGCAGTAGTTCCCGCGTGGTTTCGATCAGGTCTGGGTGAGTTTTTGAAGAGCGCGCTGCGTACGTAGTGTAAGCCTGGCATGGCGGCGAGGCGTGGATAGCGTCAAAGCTGCCGTAATTCTCATGGAACGGCCCTCGCAGAACCGTGTCATTGAGAAACGTGAGCGCGTCGGCTTGGTGAAACTCGAACGGGTAATGAGGCTGAGGCGCAATATCTACGCCCACGACCTCGAAACCCGCGCGGTGGTAGCCCATCGCGGCCCCGCCTGCCCCACAGAAAAGGTCCAGCAGTCTAGGCTTCACGCCACCTTACCGTGGTCGAGGCAGGTGTCAACCTTGATTTTCTCGCCCTTCTTGGCTTCCCAGGGAGGCGTGGACGAGAACAGTTCCTTGCCGCATTGAGGGCACTTGGCGTCTGTGTATGTCATCTTTGGTCCCTTCTGTAGGCCGTGGTCGCCCCCGTCTGCCTTTAGGGCGCAGGGGGCATGAGGCCATCCGTGGCGGGCTTCGAGGGAGGGGTTAGGTTGGTACGGCATCCCGCGTTCGCCGCTTTCCGGGCCGACAATGGCCCTCCCACATACGGTAGCATATCGCCTACTACGTGTCAACTACGTGTCGGCACATTGTTCAAGCGTATTCGGTGCGCGCCCTTACGCCGTGAGGTTTTGCGCGCACCGCGCCGAGCAACCCCAATGCCCGTCTTTGGCCCAAAGTGGGCGAATCCGGCCGAAATCGAGCCCGCCATTTGCCCTAGGAGCGGTTTTCGGGGCGCGCGGATGGGTTGGGATACGTCCGGGCGATCGAACGCGCCTCGGGCTTGCGTTCTCGCCGGGGTCCGTGGTATTCTAGGCTCGATCTTGAGGCGCAAGCTTTGGGTGATTGTGTACGGGAGCCGTCTGGGCAATCAGGCGGCTTTCGTGCGTTCTGGGCATCTTGACAGCGGTGGTACGCTCAGGGAGCAATCGCGTAGAGCTTAAAGAAAGAGTAGCCGCCTCGATGCAAGAGCCAAAGCCACGAGCCAAACGCACCCCGGTCGTAGAGGCCGAGGCGATTCGCTTTTGGCGCGATGAGCCGTGTGCGGTCTGTCACGGGCGTGGCGTTGCTTGCCGAGCCTGTGCGGGTTCGGGGCGGATCATGCGGCCGAGCGAGGTTGCGCCGGCGTGAGGGCGTGGGCGAACCAGGAGTTGCGCGATCGCGATCTTTGCCCGTCGCTCACGGCGAAGCAGCGGCCCAAGTGTAGTAGGTGTCGTCGACGCATGGTCGTACGGCGCAACGCGCGCTTGGTTGTTTTCTGGAGTTGCCGCGCCTTCCCGGAGTGCAGCGGAGCGCGATCGATCGACCAGCATCGGTTCGGCGCGTGGATTCGCAGAGAGAACGAGCGCGTCAAGGCTTGCTGAAGCGGCCGGCCAACGCGGCCGAAGAACGCGCGACCGTCAGCGAGACGACGGAACAGAGGCCCGCCACCTTGGCGTCGATCGCGGTCGTAACGCCCGACCCTCTCCGTGCCCGAAAACAACGGTGCCGAACATCAGACCCCGCGCAATGTTCGGCGGACGCGACGAGAGCGACCGAACCCTGGGGCAGTGATCGATCGCTTCAGCCAAGGCATGAGAACGCCGGAAGCCGCAGCGATCTTTTTGAGGCGGGCGAGAGGTCCGGGTACGACTCCGCCCACTCAAACCATACCTTCAAGGGCGACCGGACGGAGCCCGCATGGCTCGGCACGAGGCCGACCGGAACGCGGCCCAATTAGCGACAAGCGGACGCCCCGACCTCCCAAAAGGTCGGGCGCGTTCCCGCGCACTACTCCACAACCTCCACCGCGCCAGCAAGACTCGCAGCGCCCTCAAACACCGCCCTCGCCGCTAACCTCCGACGTAGCGTCTCGGTGCGGCGGGCCTCAATAGTCCACCGCGGCGGACGATCAAACCGCGCCTCGACGGACGCAATCCCGAGACGAGTAAAACCGGCCGGCGTGACCATCCAATGCGCCTGCGACCTTCGACCAACCATCGCAACGTGACCCGTCGCGCGCAACTCGGCAAGACGATTCCGTAGGCTCCAGCGAGAGTCGCCCGGTTCATGACCGTATGCGGCTAACTCACACGCGCTCGGCCACCAGCCGCGACGATCGCAAAACCACGCAAGACGACGCAAGGTGCGCCGCAGCGTTCGCGCTCGATACTGCGGATGCGCACGACTGAGCGAGATCACAACGCCAGTGGCTTTCGCTACAGATGGCAAGCCTGGCCTTCGCGCGCACGCGCGCGGCGCAGCAACGAACAACGGCGGCTTGGAGAGCGAGGCAAAAGAGGTCCCGCCCACGCGCCTGTCTCGCGTCGTGGTAGTGTTCCGGTGAAGTCGTTTGCGGGGTGGCAACCCCCGCCACCCGGTGGCAGAGACGACCTCCGCGAGGAGACGACCTGATGGCGGGCTACGTTGCTTTTTGAAATCGAAAAATTATCACAAGCGAGGCAAGCGAGCGCCGAGATTTGCGGTGGGTGTCCCGAGAGCACGTTGCCTGGGTGATGGGCTGGGGCTGGCTGGGAGGGGCCGGACGGGGCTGCTGAGAGCAGTACGGGGTTTGGTTTGGCGCGGGGGTTTCGTCGTGCTTTTTCCTCGTTGGTTTTCTTTTTTGAAAACCCGTTCGTTGTTGGCGGCGTGATCGAGGGACGTTTGGTTCACCTTACCTCACTCCGGTATGGTCTGTTGAGTATCAGCCCTGTCAATAGAGACGGTAGATACGCTTGATCGGAGCACATGTGTCAATAGGCACACTAGGTACACTGGCGTTCGCAGCGAAGGGTTGGGTCAAGCCGTTGGCTGGGCATCTGTGCTGTAAACTGCCGATGGCGACGTTGCCCGGAGTCGCGTGGTTTCCAGAGCCGCGGCTTCGGTGCATTGGAGGCCGATGCGTTTGCCGCCCTCGTCTGAGCCGAACCTCAACCGCGTGGAGTGGACCTTGCTCGGGCTCGGGTTTCTGCCGGGCTTCTTCTTTGGGTTCATCGTGGCGGTGCTCGTGATTTACCGTTAGGACGGCCGTTGTCTTGCGCGGTTGGCCGGGCTTGCGCTACAAGGATGGTGATGAGGGTCGAGCCGCTGCGTTCTGAGGACGCTGCCGATGTGCAGTCGCTGATGCGTGATTGGAACGCAGGTCCCTTGGTGATTGCGCCCGGCGCGCATGGGGCGGTGGTTCGGGACGACGCCGGGCGGGTTGAGGCGTTCGCGCTCTTACGCGAGACGGGCTACGGTTTTGCCATTGACGAGATGTGGGGCAAGCGCGATCGTCTGGGCCGTCTTGCTCTGGGGATGTTGGCGCGTTGGACCGAAAGCACGATCGCACGAATTGCCCGTGATCGCGGCGTGGATTCGCTGCCGCTTGGCGGCATTGCGAGGATCGACAACCCGGCGCATTGCGCGGCGCTAAAGAAACGCGGTTACGAGGTCGTTGCCAACGTGTACGCCAAGGATATTCCAGCAGAGGTGGACCATCGGATCGCTGTTTAGTTCTCCGTCGAAGTCGGCGACGTCGGCTGCGAACTCAGAGATTGCGGCGCTTGCGCCCTTGATGACCCAAGAGCAAAACTACGTGAGCGGCCAGGAGGGCAATCTTCAGGCCGCGATCACGGGCACGGGTCAGAATCAGTACTTCACGGCCGCGCAAGGGATGAACCCTGCGGCGTATGCGGTCAACCCGGCGGGTACGCAGACCTTCGCTTCGCTTGGTCCGGGCACGTCGCTTGGGCCTTCGGGCTCCTTTGGGCCACCCGTGAACACGACCGCCCCGAATACGGTCGTAACGCCTGGCGGTGCCGCGACCTCGCCCGTGGGTGGAGGCGGCGCTTCGGGGGCTCCGGTCGGCGGACTTCCCGGAACGCGAGCTGGTGGCGGCGGAAATGCCGCGACGACGAGTACCGGAGCGGGATCGATCAACCCCTTCGGTGGGCCGCTCGGCGTTGGGAACCCCGGCGCAAGTCCGTATGCCGCGACGGCGCTGGCCTCGCTCGGCCCCGCATCGCCGCAGAACTCGAGCGGATGGCCTGGAAGCGGTGGCAACACCTGGGGCAATAGTTCCGGTTGGCCAGGCGGTGGCGGGAACGGCTGGCCCGCGCCCCCGAGCGGAGCGCCGCAACCCGCATGAGTTTTGGACTTGGCACCGAGGTCGCAGCGCAAAGTACGGGCGGCGATGGAGGCTGGAGCAGCAACGGCGCGAGCCCCGGCTATCAGTGGCCGGGCACGAACTCGCCCCCGCCTGCCCCTGCCGCGGGATCGACCACGCCTGGCAGCGCGCCGGCGTCGGCGTTGCCCGGCGGCACGGCCCTGCAACCCGGCAACATCGGCGCAACGGCCCCGCTGCCCTATCAGTCCTTCGGCAACGTCGCGCAAATCAGCCCGACCTACATCGACCCGGCGAACGCCCAAGCCTACTACCAGCAATATTCGCAGATGCAGCAACAGGGACTCACGCCCTATTTTCAGCAGCAGCAAGAACAGTTGGCCGAATCCAACGCCGCGCGCGGCATCCAGGATTCCGGGGCCGCGTCGTACCTCCAAGGCAATTTGCTCGGACAGCAGAGTGCGACCCTAGCAAGCGCGGATGCGCCGCTCGTCTCGCAGGCGTTTGGCTACAACCAGGCCGCCGACACCCAGAACGCCCAAGCTGGGAACAACGCTTCGGTCTACAACGCCAACGCCTACTCGACCGCGGTCGGCGGGAACGCGAGCGCCTACAACAACTACCTCAACGAACTCTTGGGGCTGGGGTCTGGGAACGCAAGCGCCCTCCAGGCGGCCTACCTCAACTCGTTTGGCCCGAACTCAGGGGTCACGTCATCCTACGGCAACGAACTCTCGGGCACCGGAAGCACCTTCGGCAACGTCTACAGCAATACGCTCAACGCGCAGAATCAGGCAGTCGGCGAAGGGTTCTCCGCCCTTGGCACCTTCCTCGGCGGCGGGCCGTAGTGATCGAGTGGCCCACCCCGCCTCCATCGACCCAGCAGCCGACCCCTGCGTTCACGGGACCGCAGCCGCCGCCGTTTGGGACGCGAACCCAAGTGCTGCCGGGCGGGCGTGTCGTCACGCTGCCCTCCGCCGCTCCTGCGGCGCGCGATCGCAAGTCCGCCAAGACCGACGCCAAACGCCGCGAGGGAACGGCGTTGCGCCAAGCGGTTACGCCGTCGTCGCCTTCAAGCGGAGGCGCACCCGCGCCGAGCGGTCAGGCCGCGCCCCCGCAACTCGGCACCGCTCCGCCGCCGCCCCAAATGGAGAACACGCCATTCGCCGCGGCGCAGTACAAGAAGCCGAGCAACGCGCTCGAATACCTTGCCGCGGGACTTGCGCTGCTCTTTCCGGGCTCGGCGATCGGCCAGGCCGGCGGTGCGCTTGCCAAAGGGCTCAACACCGGGGCAGAGCAGGGGTATCAGCGCCGCGAGGACCAGGCAAAAGAACAGTACACGGCCCAGCAGAACGCCGCGAACGTCACGTACGAGAACGCGAAGGCGGCGTATGATGCCGGGCTTGCCGAGCAGCAGCGCGCGTTTGCGAACGCGAAGATCGTCTGGGACAATAACGCCGCGCTTCGCTCGAAGGGGCTCAACCCGCTCAAGGTCGGCCCCGATGGTCAGCCGACGCCGTTCCGATATCCGACGCTCGGGCAGGCGACCCCAAAGGTTCCCAAGGGCGGCGACCAAACTGCCGCGACGATGGCCGGATACGATCGCTTGATTCAGTTGGCCGCGCGCAACGGCGACGATGGTGCCGTGACGCGGTATACGACCGAGCAAAAAGACTATCAGCAGACGGCGCTCCAAACGCAAAAAGACGTTGCGGCCTGGCAGAAGGTGCTCGTCACGCAGCAGCAAGAGAACGCCCGGGCCGCCGCCGGGATCGGCGCGCGGTACGCTGCCATTGGGGCGGCGAACGCCCGCACGTCGGCGGAGATCGGCTCGCGTGAGGTCCTGGAGAATCAGCGCGAGCACTTCGAGGTGTGGCACGACCAGTTCAAAGCCGCGCTCGGCGACCCGCAAAAGAAACTCCAACTCCAAGCCGAGGCGACGCGCGGAACGCAAACCCTGGCGACGGACCTGCGCGAGTTGACGGTTCCACACGGAACAATGCCGCCCGCGATATCGTTCGGCTCCGCTGACTGGCAGACGCTTCAGAAGGCGATGATGAGCATTCGGAACTCGTCGGACCCGCAGACCTTCGCCAAGCATCTCATCGCCGATACGAAGAACGTCAATTTCCAAAACCTGTTCCAGCAGGCGGGCGACGTGTATGCGCTCCAGCACACGGCAAACGGGCGGCAAATCAAACCCGACATGAGCATTCCCAACGCCTACGGCCTCGGAGCCAACCTGCCGAAAGGTTCGAGCGGCGCGCCCCTGTTTCACTACGACCTCAAGATTCCGGCGGTCAAAGCAGGCTACGACAAAGCCAAGGCGGCGGGGCTCAATCTGGACGACCCGCAAGTTCATGCGGCGATCGTCCACGACGCCGGGCTCGGCGGCGCAACGCCGTCGCTTCCGACCGTGCCCGTTCCGCCCACCGCTCGCGGACTCTAACCCTTGTCCGCCCTCGATGACCTCATCGCGCAAAAGAAGGCGGTTGCCGCGCCCTCTGCGCCCGCACCAGCGCCGCATCCCGGCAGTGGAGGCGGTGCGCTCGATTCGCTGATCGCCGCGAAGAAGCCGACCGCCGCCCAAGGCCAGGACGCCTTCTCGGCGACGGTATCCGCTGCGCCAGTCGTCGGACCGATTCTCGGCGCGATGCCCGGAGCGGCCGGCGCGGCGAAGAAAGGCGTCTCGGCGCTCTCAAATGCGCTCGACTACCAACGCGCTGGCACCCAAGAGCACATCTTCCACGGCGGTTCGTCCGATGAGAACCGCGCCCGGCTACGCCAAAAACTCGGCCTTGAGGACCCGCACTCGTTCCTCGGGAGCACCGGGCTCTACTCGCAGGCCCCGCATTGGAACCAAGGCATCGTAGATCTCGCGCTCGATACGGTCACAGACCCCCTCACCTACGAAACGCTCGGCTTCGGGGCGATTCCCAAAGGCGCGCTCCGCGCCGCCGCGCCGCTCCTCAAGACGGTTGCCGCGAAAATGCCCTACGAGGTGCAGTCGGTCGCGAGTATCTTCCACGACTTCTTCACCTACGCCGGCGCGCAGAAGCGCGCGCACGGCGTGGATACCGTCGAGCACGTCGTCGGAGCCAAGAGCCGCGCGCTCGAACGCGGCTCGGGCCTCGCAAAGAAACTCGACAAGCAAGTCGAAACGTCGCTGCGCGGCCTGAACGACGACCAGCAAGTCAAGGTCTTTCGCTGGATGAACGGCGAGATTCCGGTTACGCAGTTGGACGAGGCCGAGCAAAAGGCGGCTACGGGAATGGACCGCTGGCGGATGCAGCACTCGCGCATCGCCAAGGTGTACGCGCCCGACTACACGCCGCGCCAGAACTACTTCCCGAGCCGCAACGAAGGGGCCGAAGGACTCGAAGCGCGCAAGACCTTCGAGGGCAACCTGCTCGACCCGTTCGATCCGCATACGCTCGTTCGCGAAGGCGCAACCCAACCCATCGAAAGCGCGGAACACGGGCGCGAACTGCTCGCGGGCGCGAACCGCTCGCGCTCGCGTCTTGCGGCTGGTCAGCAATTGCGCGACGAGCTCCAGAAGTATTTTGCGACGAGCGGGACCTCAAAGGCGATTCCGACCGATATTGAGGACTTGTTCAAGTACACGGTGCGCGGCCGCGGCACGGGCCGCACGACGAAGGAAGCCGCAGGCGACCTGTGGCGCGGCTTCGTCAACCTGCCCAAAACCGCCGTCGTCGGCACGGGCACGGGCCATATCGCCAATATCCTCGGCCTTGCGCTCACGCAACCCGGCGGCATGGTCGCCGCCGCCAAGGCCCTGCCGAAATCGATCGCCCTGCTCGCGCGCCCGGACATGCGCCAGCAGTTGCTTCGCAACGGGATTCGCCTCGGAGCCATTGGCCCGAACTCAGAAAAGTCCACCGCCGTGATCGACTTCCTGCGCTCGCTGCCGGGACCGCTTTCGCTTCCCGGCAAGGCGATGCAACTCATCAACAAGGGCACCTGGGCCTTCGATGAGGCTCTGGCCGATACGCTCGCCCATGCCGCAGAGCGCGGCGGCAACGTCGGCTACCAGGCCGGGCGTTCTGCGCGCAAGGGCCTCGTTGACTACGAGCACGTTTCGCCCTTCACCGAAGCGGCGCGCAACTTCATGCCCTTTGCCACCTTCAACACGGGGATTCCCAAAGCCGTACTCGGCGGCGTTGCGAAGAACCCGATGCGCGCGGCGTTCCTCAATCGCGCGACTCAAGGCGGCCTCTACGGCAACGACGTTGATACGCCAGCCGGAAAGTTTCGCTCGTACCTGCCGCCGGCCGAAATCGGGCGAGCGGTCCAGGTGTTCGGCGCTCCCATCGACGCGCTCCGCGGGGACGATAAGGCGGCGAGCGCCGACCTCAAGGCGGGCGCGACCTTCGGGCGCAAGACGCTCTCGACGCCAGTCTCGATCGTTCTTGCGCTCTTGGAGAAGGCGTCGGGCAAAGGCAAGCCGTTCTTCACCTACGGCCTCGATCCGACCAAACGCTCAGACGCGCTCAAGATTTTGGCGCAGATGGCGACGGCGGGGGTTCCCGAGGCGCGCACCGCGCTTCAAGAGTTTGGGTTTGGCGCGTTCAAGCCGCAGTCGCTCGGAGACGCGGCGCTCCAGCAGATGACGCGCACCCTGCGCCTGGACCCGCCATCCCAAGCCGGACCATCGACCTTCCCGACCAAGTAGAAGGAGATTGCTTGCTGCGTTGCAAGTAAGGGGCTGTGCCGCAAGAACCGACCGTGAGTTACACGATTCGCGTTTCGCCCGAGGTCGCCAAGCGCATCAACGCCGCGGCGAAAGCCCAAGGCGTATCTCCGACGCGCGCGGCCGCGCTTGCCGTCGTGAAAGCCTACAGTACGAAATGAGAGCCAAGCACCTCATCTATGCCGAGATTGACGACGCCGGGCGCACGAGCGCCCAAGCGCAATCCGACGCGCGGCAGAAAGCGACCCTCGAAGTGCTGCTCGACTGTCGCGGGCTTCTTCACGCACTCGTCCAAGAAATCCAAGACGCCGACGACGACGGCGGCGATGGCGTGGCGGTCACGCTCCCGGAGGGCGCATGAACGACGCGCACCTATGGGCGGCGATCGCGCTCCTGGCCCTCGGCGGTTGGGCGTTTACAAATGTGCGCGTCACGCACGGCCTACTGCCGCAAGCCAACGCCCTGAACGTCCTTGGCAAACTCGATGCAATCATTGACGAGCGTATTCGGGTCGTTGTCGAGCGCGTGACGGCCCGCGCCGAGCGTCGTCCTCCCGGCGACCAGCCGCGCGCCCAAACCCAGGCGCGCAACGCGGCCACCGAAGAATTAGAGCGCGCCTTTGGCGGAATGCCGCTGTCGCCGATTGGCGAACAGCCCGACAGCGACCAGCGTATGGAAGTGGTCGAAGGATAATGCCGCGGCGTAAGTCGCGCGGCGACGATCAACTCACGAACATGGAGCAGCCGCCGCTCATGCTGCCGCCCGCGCATCCGCGCCATCGGCACGAACACGATAAGGACCCCTACGAGTCGCCGCCCGGTGCCGTGCCCGGCAAAGCCTCGAACGTCACGACCATTCACGCGGAGCCCAAGCGCCGCATGAGCAAAGAGGACCTGGCCGCGCGCACCGCAGCGCGCACCGAACTGCGCGCCCGCGCAACGCGGTACAACGACTACCTCGACGTGCTCGCAGAAACCGGCGGCAATCAAATCACGGCGCTCGCGAGCGTCTATGGCGTCACCGAAGAAGAAGCCAAGGCCAATCGCATGGAACTACAGGCCGACGTTCGCAGCGGCATCGGTTCGACTGAACTTGCCGAAGTGCTCGAACGCAACGACCTCTCGGTGGCCGCGCGAACGAACCTCCTTCGCAAACACGCCTACTCGAACAATCCCGCCGCGAGCCTGAAGGCGATCGACATGATCAACGAGACAGAAGGCGCTGGCAACAATTTCGGCGGCTCATTCGAGCAATATCTTCGCATGGCGAAAGCCAGCGCAAAATAGAAAGGTTACGATGATCGACCCAAGCATTCTCAAGGGCGGCGCGCTCCTCGGCGCACAGCAACAACCGAGGACACCGGAACGCTTCGAACTCAAGATTCACAAAGTCTCGCCCGAGAGCATCATTCCCAACGGCGACCGATACGTCGTTGAGATTATCGCCCTCAATGAGGAGGTCGAGTTCGGCAAGATTCTCGTCGTCACGCAGGACCCGCAGATGAACCCGCGCGACCCGATGGCGAATCCGCAGATCGAGCAGCGCGGCGTTCTTGCGGCGGTTATCGTCACGGCCGGCAACGGGCACCTGCTCGGACTTCCCGACCCGCGCGTTGCGGTTGCGCGCCAAGACCCACGTGCAAGTGAGGAGGTACTCGTTCGCGTTCCAGCCGACGTGCCGATGTTCTTCGCGCCGGGCGACGTGGTGTTCGTGGACATGAACGCGCGCGGTCGCGCGCTCCGCATCGTCGGCCGCGAAATCCGCATCGTCAATCAAATCGACGTACTCGCACGGATCGACGGCGTTCGCCTCACGCGCGGCGAGAACGGATGGGAACAGGAATGAGCATGAGCGGCGTGGCGCTGCAAACGCTCAAGCGCCCGGCGCGCACATTCGTCTGCGCCGACTGCGGAACGAGGCATCCCATCCAGGCAAAGCGCCTGGTGCTCGATGCGCGCGGACGAGTCGAGTTGTGCATCGCTTGCCACAAAGACAAGCGCGCGGCGTGACCAAAGCCGAACTCGCGGCGATCCTGGAGCCACAGTTACCGACGAACCCGATCGTTCTCACTGCGGGGCCGCTCCTTGGGCTTGGCGACCATAGCGGCTATTCGACCCTCCCCGAACGCTTCGCCGCGCTCGGCTATGACGTGTACCTCGACCAAGACAGCACGACGAGCAACCCGGAAATCTATGAGTTGCTGTGGTCGCGCAACCCGCACATCAAAGGCTTAAGCGATAAGAAGCCAAACGCAGGCTACGTCCGCCAAGGGCTGTTCTACGAGATCGCAAACCGCCTTCCCGGATACCGCAGCATCGAGGCGATGGAACGCGCCCACGCGCTCCCGCCGCCTTACGGCATCGCGCCCAAAATCTACTACGAGCCGCAGCAACATCGCATGGACTTGAGCGGCACGGTGCTGCTCGACTTCGCGGCGGTGTCGTCGCATATCGGGATTCGCGGCGTGGGCGAAGCGGTCAAGATGATGCGCGGCAGATTCCGCAACGCGCCGATGCTGCTCATCACGCATCCCCGCCACGTCGCCCTTCACGCGCCGCCGATCACCGCTGCGTCCTATCAGCCGCAGAGCATCTACGAATACTTGGATATGCTCGCATCATGCCGCGCGTGGGTCGGCTCGGAAGCCGGGGGACAGGCGCTTGCGGCAGCGGTGCGCGGCGAACACGACGTGTACGACGAGAGCGCGCGGCCCGAGATCGTTTGCACCGCTACGCCGAGGACGTTCAATTCGCGCGGTTATGCTTTTCGTGGAGTGGACTACCGCGTGACGAGCGACACGGACACCAGCGCCGATTACCATTCGCCAATCGAAGTCGAACTGCTCAAGTACGAAAACGTCTGCAAGGTGCGGAAGTTCGAAATGGCGCAGCGCCTTGTCTGAGAAAGCGCGCGTCCTGGTTCTGTGCAGTATCCCGCCGCGCCGTCCTGGCGAGACGGGGCCAACCTGGCACGACCTCCATGCCATAACCGGAGCAACGCATCGCAAGTATTGCGAACGCCAGGGGTACACGTACCGCCTAGACGTGTCCGACATTTACGACCATGCTCGCTCGACCAAGACGAACGAGAACAAGGTCGAGTATCTTCCGATCAAATACTTCATCAAGTTCCGACTGTTCACGCACTACCTTGACCCGGACAGTTGCCGCGAGGAGTGGGATTGGGTCGTTTGGTTCGACGCCGACTTGCTCATCACGGACTACGAAACGCCGCTTGAAAAGTTTTTCAACGAGAAGCGCCAGGGCACCGATGCGCCCGACTCGACGCTTGGGGATATAATTCTCACACACGATTGCAACGGGCTCCATGCGACGGTGATTATGATGCGGCGCACGGCGTACACGCTCGGCTTTGCTTGGGCGAACGCGAACGCCGGGCAGCGGTACTTCCAAACCGATGACTGGTCCGACCAACTCTCAATGCGCTTCTTCTTGGCGACGCCGCCGTACTCGTACATGGTGTGGTTCCATAGCGTGAGAACGCTGTGCGCGATGGTTCCCGACACGTACCGTGAGCCCAAACGTGCTCGTCAGATATACGAATGGGATGAGAAAGAATCGCTTGCGCTTCACCTGAGCGCGCTACCGATTGCGCGGCGCATCGAGATCGCAAACGAGTACGTCGAGCGCCTGGGGCTTCTGCCGTGAAGGTGGTTATCTGCACGGCGCACGGACCGGAATACGCCGACCTCGCGGCGATCACGCTGCCAACCCTGAAGCACTATTGCGAAAAACACGGCTACTACTTCTTCTACGACGGAAACCGAACGGACAAGGACGCCTGCAAGGTCGCCATGTTTCAGCAGGCGTTCAGCGCCGTTCTTCCCACGCCGACTGAGCGGCTTGGACCTGACGACGTATTCGTATGGGTTGATACCGACGCGGCGATTCTGAACTCTGACATTCGCATCGAACAGATCGTGTACGCGCTCATGCCGCGCAGCGTTCACTACCTCATTGGCGTCGATGTAAACGGCCTCAACTCAGGCGTGTTCATCGCGCGCTTCTCGCCCGAGGCTTCGCTTTTTATGACCGTCGCAACGTCGATTAGCGTAGCAAGTGGGTGGGCCGACCAAGAGGGCTTGGTGCAGACGGCTATCAAGTCGCCGCACAAGGAAATCTATCGCGAGTGCCCTGGCAAAGTATTCAACTGCAACGACTACGCCTTGAAGGGTTGGAACTTTGGCGAGTACGGGAACTACGTCAACCGCTACGAGCCTGGCGACTTCATTTTGCACCTGGCCGGCGTCGAGGAGCCGACGCGCACGAACAAACTGCGCGAGTATGTTGCGATGGCGAAATGACGCACGGAGAAAAGAACGACCTCGCCTTTAAGGTTCGCCTCTCGCACGGCTACTGCATGGACCAGGCCGACGTGCTGACGCGCTGGCTTGTGGAGCATCCGCACGTCGCCGTCGAGGAAGCGCGTTCGTTCACGAGCATGTGCCACGGCGTCCCGTTTCCGTCGATTCGCGGTAAGAAAGAAGGCCCGTTCCCGGTCTATCCTTCGAGGGCGTACTACGACGCGCGAGTGCATGAGGGCATCGAATGAGCGAACTCTATCGCGAGCAGGTCACGACGATCCCCGCAGGGTACAGCGGCCCGCGCGTAGCGTTGTTCGGTTGCTGGAACGACGCTTACGCTCCGCTGGCCGAGATTGCGCGCCCGAATTGGGCGGCGTATTGCGAGCGGCACGGGTACTCTCTCACGATGTATCCGCGCGCGTTTCATCTTGACCCATCGCGGCCTGAGACGTTCGGCGACAAGGTTCGCTTCAGCCTGTACCACGACTTGCGCGGCTACGCTGACATTGTGATGAGCCTGGACATAGACAGCCTGTTTATGAACATGGAGCCAAAGATTGATGATGTGCTTGTGCGTGAAATGCGTATTGAGGGGTTTGCCTACAAGCATTGGCCGCCGACTGAACCGCGTTTCCTGTGGACCTACGGCGACGACGGCCCGCTCTCTGGGCTTTGGATTGCGCGCACGGACGACGTAACCGAGAAGCACCTGCGCTACGCCTACGAACGCGCGGCGATCGAGAACAACGTGCGGCACGGGAAGATCGAGCCGAACGGAATCTCCGACCAAGACAGCATGACGCGGCTAATGAACACGCCGCCGTTCAGCGCCACGTTCGGCAACTGCTATCCGAACACCGAGGTCGGTTTCGTTCATCCCGACACGTACAAGAATGGCGATTGGATTGTGACGGCGCGAGGCGGTTCGCTTGAATCGAAACTCGACATGATGCGCGAGTGGGCGCAGAAGGTAGCAGTATGAGCGAGAATTGGAAGGTCTATCGTGACGAGATCATTATCCCCGAGATTCAGCTTCGCGATAACCAAACGTCTCGGAAACTATGCGAAAGCATCGAAACAAAGTTGGAGATCGCTCGTGCCTGTTTTGAAGAGTGGTGTCGCAAAGAATTAGAAATACTACTGAGAGGCGGCGATGATGCCTTCGACCGCAACTGGGCCGGGCCGCCGCACCTCAAGCCGCGCGCGTACCGAACGCAGTCGGAGAAAGATACCTGGATGGCCGTCGCCGTCGAGAACGAGTACAACTGCCCGGCCCTCGCGGCAGACGATGTAGTGATTGACGTTGGCGCGCACATCGGCTCGTTCGCCCACCTCGCGTACCGCATGGGTTCACGCTCCATCTACGCCTTCGAGATCGACCCGTGGCATGTCGAGGCCGGGCAGCAGAACCTTGCGGGCATGGACGACGGCGTTGCGTACTACCATTGCGCCGTCGTGCGAAGCGACGAGCATCGCGCACCAGAGTACCACTACAACGGCGCGTGGAACTCGTTTGGCGTGGTCGGCCCGGTAGTCGAGTCTCGTTCGCTTGACGAGATTCTCGCGCCGCACGAATCGGTGCGGTTCCTCAAACTTGACTGCGAGGGCGGCGAATGGCCGCTCCTCTATACCTCGACGTTGCTCGATCGCATTCAGGAGATCGCAGGCGAGTACCATATCGTTCCGACCGATGCGCCCGAAATGCAGAACCTTCCGCTCCCGGTCGATTCCGGCGCGCTCATGGACTTTCTCTACGCCAAAGGTTTCGCCGTCACGTTGAAGCCTGCCAGTGACACCATCGGCCTCTTTCACGCGATCCGGCGCAAGGACGCGGGCTAAATCCGAGCGAGGTCGGGGCGGTTCCGCTGGCTCTTGCCTCCGATAATCCACCGGAACGATGCCTCGAACTCGGCCTTACGCTGCTCCTCAAGTTCCTGTTCGCGGCGAATGAGCCCCGAGTACGGGTCTGCCGCGATGAGCAACGCAATGTCGAGCGCGTCAACGTGATCGTCTTTACCGCGCGCTGACTTGAACGCGCCGCTCGGAGTGCGCGACAGCCCACGGATTTCCTTGAGCGTCTTGGCGTCGGGGACGTTGATGAGGGGCTCTGCCTTCCCGCTATCGGGGTTGCGGTGGCAAATCATTTCGGTTAGGCATTGGTCCATCTGCGGGCGCGTGATGCGGTTGGTTTCCCAGCCGGGGAACTTCGTTGGCTCGGGGTAGTCGGCGTCGTAGCGTTTGTAGTAGTGGACGTTGCCCATGCCTCGGTCGATGCAGCGCCGAACAAGGTCGTAGCCCATGCCGGCAGTTTCGATCGCGTAGTAACAGTTGAAGTACCACTTGTAGAGGTAGTAAAATTGGTGCATGAGCAAGTGGGACGGGACGCGCGCTTCATAGGTGGCGGAGACTTTGCGATCCCGGAATCGCACGATTTGCGCGACCGTAGCGTCGGAGTCGGGCGACTCGTAGGCAATGTCCGTGTCGATGCCCATCGTATACTTTTCGCCAGGCTGTGGTGGCGCGTAGATGCGTATTTCGTGCCACGGGTTGCGGTCGCGGTGGACGCTTGTTATATCCGAGCCGTTGAGTTCCCAATGTGCGAACTTGTTTTCTTCTTCGAAGAGGCCGACTGCGACCGGAGTGCGCTCTTGGCGTCCGAGCGTATCGAGGCAGGCTCGATCAAACGGAGCCGCGCCCGTATCCTGGAACGCGCTCTCGATCGTGGAAAAGAACTCTTGCCTGAAAGCGAGTAGTTTTGATTCCTCGGTCGGCAACTTGTAGCCGTCGATTTTGCGACGACGCCAGAACGCGCGCTCGGTTGAAAGGCCGTAGCGGTCGCGGTAGTCGATCTCTTCCTCGCCGCCATACTTCGAAAGTTTGCCGAGGGTGGATTCTGTTTCGCGGCGATGCTCTTTGGTGAGCGGGCGAAGTTCGCCGCGCGGGTTGTTTTTGGTGCGGCAGGTGTATTCTTCGTGAAAGCGCCACGGGCAGATCGCAGGAACCATAACGCCGGGGTATCCTTTGGCAACGCAGTCGGGAACGCCGAGGATACCGTTGAGCACGTCTTGCGCGCTTAGTTCTCCAGGCCAGTTCTCGATGCGTTTGGACCACTTTGGATTGTCGGCGACGGCCTCCATGACCATCGGATAGTAGCTGTCGTCGATTCCGGCTGGCGTCGTGTCGATGATGAGGATGGAAAACGGCGAGAGCGGCATGGCCGAGATTAGGCCGATTTGCACGTTATTCTGGCGTTCGGCGTCCATGTGCGCGTACTCGGAAATGCAGACGAAACCGGGCGGGACGCCTCGGAACGACGATGGCACGGTGATTTGCGAAGCGGAGTTGAGGCCGGGATTCCGCGCGCGGTCTTTCGGGTTCGGATTATCGAAGACCAGATGTTTCAAATTTTGAATGCGGCGCATCGGCTGAAGCCAGCCGGGCAGGCCGTTGAGCATCGTTCCGAGGCGCGTGGCTTGCTCTGCGGCAACGTCCTCGTCGTCAACAAGGATGAGCGCGCGTTTGTTCTCATCGAGGCAGAAGTGGAGCGCGCGGGCGATGTTCTCGACGGTCCAGCCGAGTTGGCGGGCCTTGACTTCGGCCATGCGTCCGGGCAGCCCGGCGCGCAGTTGCGAGTCGAGGGTGACGCGATGGATGGCTTGCCCGACGAATGGTTGGAGCGTCGTGAGTTCGCCGCGCTTGTCGGCGACGTAGGCGAAGTTCGACGCGAAGAAGTGGTAGGACGAATGAACGTGCGCTGTCGATGCGAGCCGCCAGATATTGCCTTGTCCTTCGGGCGGTTCGTCGCTTCCAAACTTCCAACGCAGGAAGCCGGGGAGATCGAGAGATTCTTCTGGCCTGTACAGACTAGAGGACATGGAGGAGGAACCTTCCGTGAAGCAGGCGCATTTCCGCTTGCAATGCGGTTAAGAGACTTGCGCGCGTTTTTTGGCAAGTTGGTAGACCCGACGTTGCCGATTGGCGAAATCGTTTCGCCGTCTGACATTTTCAAGACGCGCCAGGGCCTGCCGACCCACGTTGCCCGCGCGAACCTTCCGCCTCCGCCGCACCTCGAGGCCGCGCTTGCCGCGCCGAGGTTCGTTGCAATGAACGAGGCGACGGACGTTCCGCGCGATCGTGTGCGTCAAGTCTCGGTCTACGTCGAGGAGCATTGGGCCCCGGTCATGCGTTCGACCGCATCGACCGACCTCGTGCAGATTCTGCTCGCCTCGCAGGAGCAGATCGGCTGGCAGGTCACGCAGCGCAAGAGCCAGCAGGCGCGGCGCTATCAGTCCGCCGAGGACTTTCAGCAAGTGCTCCAGACCGCGCAGATTCAGGCGAGCGACGAGTTCTACGTCGGGTACGCCGAAACGATCCCCGGCAACGACCCGGTGATCCTGGACGGCGAGTTGCTTCGCGCTCGGGACGGGACCGTGATTCGAGGCGGAACGCAGATTCGGGGGCGCAAGCATTACCGCCAGACGACCAAGGATATGGTGCTGTGGGACAAAGGCTTCATGGCGCAGCGCGAGGCGGCGCTGGCCGAGGAGGCGAGCCGCCCTGTTCGCAACGTGAAGCGCGCGATGGAGGCGGTCGCGGGCGACGTGCTGCCGATGTGGCGAGCGACTGGAATCAATCTGCGCCGCGATCGTAGAGCCGTCTAGTGGCGAACCGCAACGTCTTTGGGGCCGACGATCGCGACGTTCACGCGGGCGGCTTCGTGGGCTCTCAGCCGCCCGTCACCGATACGCCCGCCCAGAAGTCTCGGCGCGTTCGTTCTCCGATGATCGATTGGGCGCGCAGCGTTTCGGCCACGCTCAAACGTGAACGCCAAGACGTGATCGAGCGCATGAAGCGTAACACGAACATGGCCCGCGGCGGTACTCCGTGGTGGCGGGATCGTCCGAAATGGAAGATCGGAACCAAACTCAACTATTGCGCGACGGTTCCCTTGACGTGGACGGCCATTCTGACCGATGCGAAGCCGTCCGTTTCGTACTCGGCGCTCGACCGCAAGAAGCAAAAGCGCGCCGATATTGCCACTGCCGCCTGGTCCCAGGCCTACGTCGAGAACAATTGGGAGCAGAAGATTCACGACGCAACCCTGGTCAGCCGTGTCCAAGGCAAAGCGTATCTGAGCCTGCGCCCGCACCTCAAGGGCGACCGCATCGAGCCGCGGCTGGTCGTGTTTTTGGGCGAGCAATGCTCGATGGACCGCAATGCGACCAGCCCCGACGACGCCGAGATTTTCCTTGCCGACTACCGTGAATCGTATGGTTCGCTCTGCGATCGCTTCAAGGGTCTGCGCGGGAAACTCGACCGGAAGTACGACCAGCCGCGGGACGAGAACGACGGCGAGAACCAAAGCGTCCTCTCGCCCCCAGCCGCATACACCATGCCAGCGTCATCCGGCGGACAGACGTACTACACCCCGGCGTATGCGGCTTCTCCGAACCCACCCGATACGTCGGCGGGCACAAGCGGCATTCGGGTCCAAGAGTTCTGGACGCGCCCGCACAAGTCGATCGAGATTGAAGAAGTCGAGTTCCTGACTTCGGGGGACGTTGCGACCCGGCCCAAGATGTTCGAGACGGTCGATGCGCTCGATGAGGAGCCGCTGCGGCGCATCGTGACCGAAGGCGAGACGATTTACGAGTTACCCGAATCCTTGGTAAACGCGCTCCAAGTGTACGGGCCAATCAAGATACTTTCGGACAAGCCCGCGCTCGAAGCGATCACGCACAAAGTTCGGTATCCGCTCTATCCCGATGGGCGGCTCGTCGTCATTGTCGATGAGGACATTGAGGCCGACGACCGGATGAACCCGCTCGGCTATTTCCCGTTTGCCGAGGTCAAGGCGAACTCTGACCCTGGCGGCGGCCAAGATGGGCCGAGCGACGTGGACCTCATTGCCGACGTATACGAGCAGTTGGTGCGCTTCGTGTCGCTGGTGTACGACAACGCGAATTTGGCTGGTAACGCGCTGTGGCGGGTGTGGGAGGGCGAGCCGCTTTCCAACGACGATTTCACCAACGCCCCTGCGGCCATTCAGCGCGAGACGATTCAGTCGCTGCGCTACTCGAAGCGCGAGGGTGCGCCCGAGTTGCCGAACTACATTCCGCAGACGATCAAGTTTCTCGTGGAACAGATCAAAGAGTTGTCGGGCCTGAGCGATATGACACTCGGCAAGGTTCCGCCGCGGATGCAGGTTTCGACCGAGACGGCGACCATGCACCAGGAGGCCTCCGGGGTGCGGTTCCGCGATTCGCTTGCGAATCTGTCGCGCGCCATGCGAACGCTCGGCTCGCATTTCCTTGAGTTCATGGCCCGCTTCTACACGTCGCCCGTGATCGTGCAGATTAAGAATGACGCCGGGGTTCCCGAGCCCGTTCCAATGCTCGGGGCGTATCTGACCGACCCGTTCGTGGTTGAGGCAAAGGCTGGGTCGCGGCAGCCGGCTGGTCCGAGCGCGCGGTTGAACACGCTCTTGAACCTCAAGAACGCGGGCGTTCCAGTTGACCTCGATACGATTTATGGGCTGCTTGAGGAGATCGGGTCGATTACGAGCGCGACGGCGGCGGTGCGTCGGATCGAAGAACTCATGCGCGATCCTCGCCAAAGGTGGAAACTGCTCGGGATGCCCGAGCCCGGGCAAAAGCCCAATCAGCCCAAGAAGCCTGGGAGCAAGCGCCAAAAGAAAACCGGAGCCGCGGCATGAGTTGCTTCGAGCAGCGCGCCGGGCACGGATTCAATCTTATCCGTATCCGAACGCTGCAATGGTGGATACGCCGAAACTTTGATTCCGGTGCGGCGCTGGTGATGGAGCGCAGCGGCGATCGGAACCTGATTTTCTTGCGTCTTTGCTTCGAAGGTGGTACAGCAGACATAGAGGCGGCATGGCTTGAGGGATTGCGGCGGGAGCGCCTTGACCCCGAAGCCAGCGCCGAACGCCTACGGGAGAGGTTCCAGCGCCGTGTTACTTGCGCGAGTTAGTCCCCAGGGACTACAAGTAGAGATATGGCAGGTCAAAGGGTTTCCGACGACCTCGATGCGCTGCGTCCTCACACGAATGCGGAGGGGCCCTCATGCGTTCGTCTAGCGGTTCGCTATGCCGAATAGACCGAAGCCAAAGCCTCCCGACCCGCACCTTTACGATGCGGAAATCCTTGAGGACCCGCTCGATCGCGCGCACCGCCACGCCGTTGAGGGACGGCTGCAATGGGCCACCGTCGAACAACTCCAGGACGTTGACGCCAAGGTGGATGACATTCTGAGTGAAGTGAAACTCGTCAAGGGTTGGCTCATCGGCGATATTTCCGACACCGGGATTCCGAGGGCGGGCATCGTGCAGAAAGTGCAGACGATCGACGGAGCCTACAGGTGGATTACCGGGATGGTTGCGCTCGGCACGGGGGCCGTCGTCGGGAACCTCTGCTTGAATATCTACAGCACGTTTACAGGGCATCCGAAATGACGCGACAGCAGTTGCTCGATTCGGGCCACCTCGTCTTTCAGAACGATACGCAGTCCTCGGACTTGCTCGATCCTGCGATCACGCAGAACGCGCTCATCGAGTTGCTCTCGGAAGTCGTCGGGGGCGGGTATCACCTGGAGATTACGGCGGTCAAGACGGACCACCACGACGACAGCGCGCTCGGGCTCCACTCGCATTTCAACGGCTACTGCGTGGACTGCTGGCCGCTCTCGGATGCCACGCCCGGAAACTACGTTGATGCCGGAACGCTCACGTTTCAGGGGTTCCTCGCGTTTTGCGCCGGGCTCCCGAACCTCTATCAGATTGGGCTTGGCGGCTCCGCCGATACCGACGCCAACCTCAAAGCCGCTGGCCCGACCTCGTTTGTGGACGACGGTGAGGACCATGTGCATTTGGGCTCTCGGTAGCGTAGCGTGATGAAGTTTTTGCTGGCGCAATGGAACGCGGTGCCATCTCCCATCCGGGAATGGCTCATCTCGCAGAGTTTCGCGCTTTGGACGGTCGTTGTCTTTGCCGTGACCTGGGGCTTCACGAACGCGGAGTTCCATGACTGGCCGACGTTCTTCGCGTTCCTGCGGGAATCGAGTTTCCCGCTCTTCATTGCGCTCGTATTCGGCATTGGCCCCTACGCGCGAAGCGTCCAGGCGCGCAAGGCCGATGCAAACACCGTTCCGGTCGAAAGCGGCGGCTCGGCAATCTTGCAGCCGTCCGTTCAGGCTCCCTCACCGCAATCAGCGACAATGACGCTCGTTCCGAAAGGGCCGTAGCCGCAATGGCGAGCGTGAACGCGAAGCCGCTCTTGGTCAGCGTAGCGCAGTACGCCGTGGCGCTCGTCGGCGCGAAACTCCCGGCTGCAAAGACGCCCGCGCTCGCCGCCGCAAACAAAAGCATCGACGCAACCGCCGCCGTGATCGTCAAGGCCGTCCCCACGGGCGGGATCGTCGCGCAGGTCGAGCACGGAAGCCTCGTCAACGAAATCAACGGCTTCGCCTCGAACCTGAAGGCGCAACTGCCGGGCATCTATGATACCCTGAGCGCGGGGCTCGTTCAGTTGGCGACTGCCGCGATCGAATCTTGGGCCGCAGGGCCTTTGCCACCCACCACGCTCCACTCGCTCGAATGAAAGGTACGCTATGACCCTCTCAAACTTTTTTCAACAGGCCGCGCAGCCGCAGCAAGGACCATAAATCATGCCAGCTATTCTCACCGCGATCTCGCTTATCTCGACCGTTCTCTCCGCTATCGGCGGGCTCAAGGGAGCCTCCGTTACCGTCGCCCATATCCAACCGATCGTCACCGCAGTCGGCAATGTCGCGACGGCAATCGCGACCTCGGCCCCGATCACGAACGTCTCAAGCGGTGTCGCCGCAGTCGGCAGCGCGTTGACCGCGCTCCAAAGTTCGGGCGTTGTTGAGGGGCAGGACGCGACGATCCTCGCATCCGTCACCGCTGACATTGCCAAGTATCACACCCAAGTCAGTAACTACCTCGCAGGGGAGGCCGTCGTGATCGACAGCGCCTTTTCGTTCGAGGGAGACGCGGGCTATCTCGTTGCGGTTTCCAAGACGGGATCGGCAGCGACGGCGCTCGGTCTAGCGTAATCGCCCATGATTTCGTTCCTGGTTTTCCTGCTCTTCGTGTGCATCGCGGTCTATGCCGTGTGCCTGGTTCTGGGCTACCTCGTCTCAAAGATCGGCGTCCCGGACCCGATTCTGCGCCTGCTCTACCTGCTCGTTGCGGTCGTCGCGTTGTACGTGCTGATTCACCGATACGGGAAAGCGGTCGGAATCGATCTCTAAGTCGGCGCGGCGCTCACGCTTGCATCGTAGCGCCGAAGGGGTTACAAGAAAGAAGATGTTGGGCCGAACCACGTCAGGTCGCTCATAATGGCCGCGATGCCACCGCCTATGCCGGGGCCGGGAGGCATAGCCCCCCCGCGACCACCGTTAAGCATGGTCCCCGAAGGCGCGCCGCCGCCGATGCAACCTGGACAAGCGCCACCCGGGCCTCCAATGGCCCCGCCGGCACCGCCCCCTATGGGGGGCTTAGGCCCCGCATCACCTCTTGTCGGGATGCTCTCGGACCTGCCGACGAACCTCACGCCGGGCTGGCAATGCGTCGATATGTCGATTCGCTGCCTTCGGACGGCGCTTCGCTCGGCGGACATGCAGCGGGCCGAGAAGGTCGTTGCTGCGCTCCAGAGCGTTCTCAACGTGCAGACCAAGTTGCTCTCCGCGTACACGGCGGGAGCGCCGAGCGGCGGGGCCGACGCGACCCCGAGCGCGAGCGCCGATGACGGCGGTGGCGGGCAACCCAACGGGGACGCAGATTCGCAGCCGTCGAGCGCGAGCATGACGGCAGGCGATGAATAAGATTTCCAGCGCGGCAACGCGCTCGAAAAGTTTGGTTCGAAAGGAGGGCAGATAAACTTGAAACGTGGCAAGAAAAAGTCTCATAAGGGCTTGGCCCATCACATCGCAAAACACAAAAAGGGCCACAAGCGCAGTGGCAAGCGCGCGAAGAAGGGCTAACCCCTTCGCTCGATCGTAGCCGCTCCCGGCAGCCCAGCAGTGTCAGGGTGCCGGGGCGGCTTTTGTTGCGGGGTAGATCAGCGGTAGATCGTCGGGCTCATAACCCGAAGGCCCCTGGTTCAAATCCAGGTCCCGCATCCATTTCACCATTCGCCCAAAAAGTAGGAACCGCTCATGGCAAATGAGGCCGCTCTGCAGGACAAGCCCCTCCCGTCAATCCGCGACCACGCGAAGGCGCTCCAAGAGAAGATCGTGACCGAGCGCGGGATACAGCCCGACGCCGCGGCGGCGGTTGCCGCCTCCGAGGTCCCGGCCTTTTCGCGCGGGACGACGGCGCTCGACCCGAACACGGGCCGTCCAATCGTTGCGCCTCCGAAGGTCCCGGCGTTTGCCGATGGCGGCGTGGCGATGCCCGCCGACAGCGAAACGACCGGAGGCACCCCACAGGCGACGGCCACGCCCGCCGCAGGGCAGACCCCGGCGCAAGCCGCCGCGGATGCAGCCACGGCTCCCGCGACAACCGAAAGCGCGCAGCAGGCGGCCGGCACCCAAGCCGCCGACGCCGTAGCGCAGCAGATCGTGGACGCCTTCGCTGAATACGAGCAGTTCGACGTAGACGACCCGGACTTGGACCTCAAGGTGCCCGTGCGCGTCCCCAAGCAGTTCAAGGACATTGCCAAGCGCGGCTTTCCGCGCCGGGCCGACTACGACCGGATGCGCCAGAAGTGGGGGGACGCCGCTCCCATCATCGAGCCGCTCATCGCCGATGGGCGCTTCAAGAACATCTTGCCGCTCATCCAGATGGCCCTGGCCGACCCGACCTACGGCGATTACGTCGTGCGTGGCTATCAGCGCGCGCAGGCCGGATTGCCGCTCCTGGAAGCCGCCGTCCAAGAGGCAGCGCAGATGCGCCAGGTTCCGCCGCAGCAGCAGTTTGCGCCGCCGCAGAACGGCGCGCCCACCGAGCCGCTCTTTGAGGACCCGCTCGTCAATGCGGCCCTTGCTCCGGTGCTCAGTCGCTTCGACCAAATCGAACAGCGGTACGACCAGCGGTTTGCGACGATCGAGCAGCAACGAGCGCAACAGGAGCAGAGCGCGCGTCAGCAGCAGCAGCAGAACGCGAACGTCGCGGCGCAGATGCAGGCGGCTCATGCCGACCTTGCGCGCATGTATCCGGGCTACTACGATCCCGGGAAGGGTCCAAACGACCCGAATTGGCAGAAGGCGTGTGAGTACGCCAGAAGCGCGGGATACGTCGATTCCTACGGGCTCAAGGCTGCGATCATCTTCGGCGCTCAGGGCGCGCAGGCGCTCGAGCAAGAGCGGTTGGCCGCGACGGCGAGCCCAGCAGCGGCGGCGCTGCAGCAGGTCGATCAGCGGCAGGTTGAGCTTGCGCGGCAGCAGGCGCTTGCGGCGGGTCGGGCGGCGAGCGGAGGCGCTCCGACGCAGACGGCTCCGCCCCCGGCACCGAGGCCGCCGAACACGCGCAACGCGGACGGCAGTTTGAAGCCTTTGGGGCAGTTCGTCCAAGAGGCGGCGACGTTCGTCACGGCGGGCGTTTCGGGCTAGAGACGCTTCGTCACGAAGGCCCGGAGGGAACGGAGCCCTCGTTCCGTGCCTTCGTCGGTGATTTTTGAACCGTTGTTATAGATGGTCTGTTCTTGGTTTGTTCTGCCGCTCATAGCTGTGAGCGATCTTACTGTGCATGGCTTTGAGCGGTCTAAAGCCTCAGTTGAGCGGTCTTGGAGGCTTGATGGAGCAGAACTGTGAGCGGTCTTGATTTCATAGACTGCCGTACTCCGTCGTCGCCGTTTGATTTGCTTTGCCCATCCGTTTGCTTCGAGCCATGCAAGCCTGCGGCGGACCGTGGCGATGGAGCAAAATGAGAGACGAGCGATCGTCTCTTGGCTCGGCCAGCAGCGACCAGCCTGGTCGGCGTGAAGCGCGAGCACGACAAACACGCGAAACGGGCCTTCGGGGATCGCCAGGGCCTCTTGGGCCACTTGAGCATAGCGTCCAGATTGACGCGGAGGAATGGGTCGGGCTATGATAGCCATGAGGGCGGTAACTTCGCTTTCCACCGGGTCGGACGTGATGAGCGTCGCGGCCCGGGATCATTTTTGGGGTTACTCTCTTTGTAGCCGAACCGCCCATCCCAAGCAAGTGGGGCTTGACGCCGAGCCAAACCAGGGCGTACAAGAAGAACTAAGCGGCCCGCAGAGCGCGAAAGCCACCTCCGCTACGGCAGCAACCACTCGCGAACCAAAGCCAGAATCGGAATTGACCCCGAGCCGAGAGCACTCCCGACAGGGACCTCACACCACGGCGCGCGGCACTCCATCCGTAGAGGCGCAGCAGCGTTTCCAGATGTTGAGGACTACCACATATGCCTTCGAATTTGGGAGGCTTCGACGATTTAAGTACCGTCCTGGCCGAAAGTTTCAGCCCGTATGTTTCGGATGCCGTGTTCATCGGCAACCGCATCGTTCGCGTCTTTTGGGATAACGCGGAGCGCCACGACGAAGGCCGCTTCCTCGCGTTCCCCATCCTGACCAACAAGAACAACACCGCCGAATCGTTCGGCCAATACGATACCCTCTCCAGCGGTCCGCAGTCGCTCTGCAGCGTTGCGTCGATGCCCTGGTCCTGGTATCAGGGTGCGGTCAGCCTGGACTACATCACCGTCAAGTTGGTTCGCGGGCCGAACATGCGCGTGGACAATCTGACGACGCAGATCGAAACGGCGATCGGCTCGCTCACGGACCTTTTGGGCACGGACACCTGTTCGCAGACCAAGGGCCGTTCGACCCAGCACGGTCAGCCGCTCACGGGCATCTACGAAGCCTGCGACAACGGCAACACCTACGACGTGTACGCGAACATCGCGCGGCTCGGCACGGGTTCGTTTGCCGGATGGCAGGGCAACGTCATCGCGCTGTCCACGGCCGGCATCGGCACGGCCACCAACGACGCCTCGCGCGGCCAGATTCTCCGCAACTACGCGGCTTGCGTGGTCGGCGATGCTTCGCCGACGCACATGTTCGGCCACCAGCAAGTCGTCGCGTCCTACATGTTCACGCTCGATTCGATGATCCGCGTGTCGCCCGGCGACAGCGCGAATCCCTACGTCGCCAACCCGCACATGCTCGGCGCGCAGTGGATCGGCGACAATCACTTCGACACGTACGCCAACGGCACGGCGGTCGGCTACAACATGTTCTGGGTGAACGCGAACCACACGAAGTATCGCTACTCCGCAGAGAAGGGCTTCGACTTCATCCCCTGGATCGACACGCCGAACGTCTTGGAAAAGACCTCGCGCTACGTGGTCGGCCTGGCCTGCGCGTCGGACAACCCGCGACTGAACGGCGTGTACTCGAACGTCAATGACCTCTCGAACCTCTAACCCGCGACTGAACGGAGTGTATTAGAACATGTCAGTGAAGCGAAGCCGTCCCGGAACCCATCCCGTTCGCACGGGCAAAGCGGTCGGCCCGGACTATCCAGAAGCGAACTTCCGCAATCCGTTCAACGCGGGCGTGGATTCGGAGTACGGCAACACCGAGGACAAGACGCTCGAAGGTCCGACCGACACACCGGGCGGCATGGGCATCGGCCCGATCCGCCACGACTACAACGAACTTTTCGAGGGGAAGTAGCCGATGGCTCTCCGACAACTCTACAACATCACCTCGGGCAGCGGTAATCCGACCCGTCTGACCGGGCTTTTGCCTGGCGGTGCGGGCGTTCAAGTCACCGGCAATTCGACCAACCCGTTCATTTCGGGGCCTCGCATCGAGGAGGTCATCCAAGAAGTCTTTGACGTAACGGCTTCGGGTTCGACGGTCACGCCTGCGGCTTCGGGCAAGTTGCTCACGTTGCAGCCCGCGCTCGGCGGGCTTGGTGCGGGCGTTCCCGGCGGTGCGACTTGGGCGCAGAACACGATCCCGAACGTGTGCGTCGGTGTCGGCACCTTCGGCATCGTTTCGACGCCGGGCGTAGCATCGGAGGCTTCGGCTTCCGGCGGCGTCTCGACGGGCACGAAGGCCCAGGTCGTTATCTCGGGTCCGGTCAACGCGCTCGTTACCACGTCGCCGACGAATACGACGGCAATCTCGGCGGGCATGGCGCTCGCCGGGGACAACGCCGGAAACCTGACGTACGCCGGCGCTTCGCCCAACAGCGGTGCCGTGCTCGCGACCGCGCTCGGCTCGATGTCCGCCTCGATCTCGGCTCCGACGCTCATGCCCGTATATATCGGCGGGTTCTAACCGCTCGAACTGAGGACGGCTTCTTGGCCCACTCCTCAAGGAGAAAACTTGGACACGAACACTCCGCTCATTCATCAGCGCAAGAGCCCCCAGGCTCATGAGGCGGTGAACAACCTGCTCGTTGACCTGAAGATGCACCCGCTCGGATCGCAGCGCGGTGAGAACTTCTCGATGCCTTCGAACTATCGGATTCCGCCTGCGCGCATCTACGTCATCAACCATTCGCGAACGCAAACGTGGACGCGCCTGACGATTCCCGTGTCGGCGCTGCGCGGCGCAGAGGACGCGCTGCTCGCCGACAAAGAACTGAGCAAGGTCTACAACGTCGATACGCTCGTCAAGCAGGTCGAAAAGGGCCGCGATATGAGCCGTTACAAGACGGGCGTTCATCCGATCGCCTTCAAGTTGCGGATTCCCGGCGACTACCGCATCGTGCCGCCGGCCGAAACCGCCGAGTCGAAGCCGATCGCCGTCGAAGTCCCCGAGGGGACCTGGGACCTTTACCTTGGCAACTACGACCGTATGCGCGGCATCGTTCGCGACGGCAGCGGCAACGCCGTCAAGGAACACGACAATCAGGTCATCGGCGAGGAGCGGACGCGCCTTGCGCTGGCCTGGAGTCGGCGTCACAATCCGGTGCGTTCGTTCACCGACGACGGCGAGACAAGCGACCTTGGCAACAAGTACGGGGTGCTGGAGTTCGTGCGGGTCACGCAGCGCGCGGTGCTTGAGCCCGTCGATCGCGCGTACCTCACGTCCCTGGATTTGGTCGAAATCTGAGCATGGCGCGGCGTAATCGGCTCATGCCTGCGACCTTCGTTGAGCCCGAGCCCGATACGCGGCCCACGGGTTCGGTGCTCTTTGCCGACCCATCGACGGCGGAGTTCCCGCGGCAGATTCACGCGTTCAACGATCCGCGCGGGAACAATTCGCACGGCGAGCAGAACGGCGTTCGCACGATGACCGGGCGGCTTGTGCCGTGGAACGATCGTCAGTCGGAGACGACGGGCGAGGGTTTGTGGGCGAACATGAACCGCAAGCGCGGGGTCAAAGACGACGACGAATGCGATGGCTAAGTATTACCATGGACCCAAGCCTCGTGCGTATTCCAAACTGTCGGCGAAAGAGAAGGCCAAAGAGGACGCGCAGAACGAGCGCGACTTGAAGTTCTCAAAGAAGCGGGTCAAGAAAAGCACGAAGCGGAGCGGCGGCAAGCGCACTCGGAAAGGCTAACCGATGGCTGAAAGTCCGTTCCTTGGGCTGCCCGGCGTTATCTACGGCGTCTCAAACGATGCAAACTTCAAGCAACTAGCTTTAGGGCTGGTTGACCAAGGCAACGGCCTTGGAGCGATTGACGTAACGCTGACCAGTAACGCTTTCAACTTGACGCAGGTCGGCGGTTCTGCCGTGGCTCTTGGTGCGTCTGCACCTGCTTCCTCATTGCCGGTCACGCAGAACGCCTCGACGGCGACGCTTTCCAATGTGGTGCCGGGCGGTTCGAGTGCGACTCTCTTGGCGAGCAATGCTGCGCGTAAGGGCGCGGTGTTCTACAACGACGGGACCGTTGCGCTCTACATTTCGTTTTCAGGCGCGGCGTCGTCGTCCAATTACACGTACCAGTTGGCTGCGAACCAGACTTTGGAGTTGCCCGTGGTGTGCTTCACCGGGGCGATCACTGGTCTTTCGGCAAGCGGCACTGTTCGCGTTACGGAGTTGGCTTAATGCCGGTCTTTAGCCCGCCTGCAGTCATCCTCAATGCCGTCAACACTGCTTCGTCCAGCGTTCCAACGGTCTTGACCTCGAACGCAAGTTACAATGCGCGCTCGCCGATTGCCGGGACGTTGCTGCAGTTGGTCTCCGCCGACGCTGCGCAGACCGTTATCAGTTTGGATGGCTACGGCGCAACCCCGCGATTCTTCTTTCGGCGCGCCGCCGGCACGTCTACCACTCCGACTGCGACGGCCTCTGGACAATCCCTCGGTCAATTCTCCGGCGCAGGTTACGGAACAACCGGGTTTGCGGCGGTTCAACGGGCCGTGCTCAACATGATCGCCGCTGAACTTTGGTCAGACACGGCGCAGGGCACGAACATCGCCTTTTCTACGACGGCTCCGACGACGACGACGACAGCGGTTACGGCTCAAGTCTACGGCGGAGGCGGCTTTGGGACTTATCGTGGGGGCGGCGCGGCACTCTCGTACGTTCCACCGGCCTTTGTAGCGGCAGGAACTGCAGTCGCGAGCACGATGCACATGGTTTCCGATACCGTGACGGCGGGCGGTGCCTCGACCACGGTCACGCTTTCCGGCGACGCTGCCTTTGCGAGCGCGAATTACACGCTTGTTATTGAGGACGTGGCTGTACCCGGCGTTGTAATCGCGGCGAGTTCGCAGGCCGCAGGTTCGTTTGCCTTCGTCTCGACCAACGCGCACGTCTACGCGTTTACCGCGATCGGCGTGTAATGCCGTGGGCGAGCGCGCAGAAAAGCAAAAACGCGGTGCGCGGCTGCTTCGGGAACGCAGGCAAGAGTGCAAAGAAGCGAGAAAAATGTCGCAAGATGGCACAAGAAGCGCGGCTCTGGCGCAAGGGACGACGCAAAGGTAAAATGAGCCGCAAGCGAACGAGGAAGGGCTGACGTGGCTACTCCACAGGGCCTAAGCGGAGCGGCGGCAATCGCGCTTGTCCAAGCCTACGTCAACGAGCCGAACCTGCCCGCAAGCTCAACCATCCTGCTCTTTCTCAACCGCGCGGTCGAAGAAGTCGATCGTCGCATCGGCGGGATCATGCTTTGGCAGCCGTACCCGACCGTCAACAATCAAACCTTCGTCCAACTCAACGACGACATTCTCGAAATCAAGAGCGCGAACTTTTCGATGGGCCAAGCCAACGCCGCGAACACCGGGAGCGCGTCCCCGCTCGCTCAAGGGGCGCTGGTCTACCCGATGACGCGGCTCGAACAAGAGAGTTTCATGGACGCCGCCGCCGGGTTTCCTGCGGTTGGCTTCGGGCCGCCCCAGGCGTACTTCATCTACCAGGACGCTGGGACGGCACCGACGACGACCCTTCCCGTTCCGCCGCAGGCGGTGCTTGCGGTGCAGCCCGGTACGAGCCCCGGCACGATTGTTGAGGTCGGCGTGACCTATACGAGTTCCGCCGGGGAAACCACGCTTTCGCCCGTTTCGGATATTACGCCGAACACAGCGCAGGTCGCGCAAGCGCAATCGCCGCCAGGCGTCTCGAACGCCACGGGCTACAACGTCTACGCGGGCGCTGTCGGCGGACCGTACTATCTGCAGAACGCTGCGCCCATTACGCTCGGGGTGCCTTTCAATCTGCCGACGCCGCTGCTTACGGTAACGCCGCCGCCTGGTTCCAACACGGCGACCGGAGCAGGCACGGGCGGCGCGATGTTCATGCAACTCTATCCTTCGGCGATGGTCGGTCAGGTCAACGTCTACTACCGTGCGCGACCGCAACTGTGGGCCGATACGACGACGAACTCCTGGACGAATCTGGACTCCTCGGCGCAAGAAGCCGTCGTGTTGTTCACGGTGATTCGGTTGCTCGGCAACCGCGGACGCTCCGCCGAAACCGACTCCTGGCGCAAAGAGTACGAGGCGCTCATTAGCGACCTGCGCGAGAGCATCGGTCGGCGCACCAATCCGCGATCCGGACAAGTGCGCGACGTTCGCGGACGCGGCTACCCAAGCGGCCCGTGGTTTTTGACCTAATGCCTCTTGCAGTCTCTCCGTTTCGTAAGGGCAGCCTAGACTCCCAAGAGTTCTCGCTCTACGACCTGCGCGGCGGCCTCAACGTCCGTCAGTACAAGTCGCCGCAGTTGCTCGCCGACAACGACCTCATCCAGGCCTACAACGGCTACCTGACGGCCGGCGGCTTCTCCATGCGAAACGGGATGAGCGTCTACCAGGCCGCCGTCACCAGCGGCTCGCATCCCGTTCTCGGGCTTGCGCGCTTCTTCCAGCAGGTCAACAACGGCGCGACGGTTAGCCCGGTCGTTCCGGTCACGCTCGCGCAGGTGCAAGGCGAACTCTACAACGCAAACGCGCCCTCGGATATTGGCAGCATCGGCGGCTCAACGGCCTTCCCTATGACCTGGGTGCGCTGCCAAGACGCCCAACACGTTCTCCCGGTGCCTGCGGCTCCGATACTCACGGCGGTTGGCGGGACCTCAACGGGCTATACGGGCTACGTCGTGCTTACCTACCTCAACGCGCTTGGCGAGACGACGGTCGGAGCGCAATCCTCGCAGACGGTCGATTCGAGCCATCAGATTCACGTTGCATCCCCCGCCGCGCAAGCCAACGCAACGACCTACAACGTCTACGCTGGAACGATGAACGGCTCGGGCTGGAAACTGCAGAACTCCTCGCCCATCGCGATCGGAACGCCGTTCACGATTCCCGGAACGCTCCTTGCCGTGACTGCGCCGCCGTCAACCAACACGGCGACCGCGCTGACCGACGTGATCGTGATCTGCACGGGTGTCGGCGGTCCGTACATCTACGACGGGGTTTCCATCTATACGCCAAGCGGCTGGGCCGCGGCGAGCGGAGCGCGCTGGTGCGCGATGGTCAACGGGATCCTGTGGTTCGGCGGAATCGGCTCGACCCCGCGAACCATCTACGGCACGGGCGACGGCATCAACACGTCCTTTGAAACGCTCCCGGCGACCAACCTCTTTGTCATGTCCAATCCGGTCACGGGGCTGTGCGCGCTCGGCACCGGAGCCATCGCCGCGCTTGCCATCGGGCAGAACGGCGGGCTCTCGGTCCTCTTTGGGACCGGGGCGCTCAACTACTCGCTCCAGGACGTTCCCTTCTTCTACGACGGCCCGGTGTCGGGCTACGCGATGGTCTACGACGCTGGCGTTCTGTACTTCCTCGGGCAAGAGGCAGTCTACGCCTTCGATGGCGCGCAGGTCATTTCGATCAGCAACAAGATCGAACCCTGGCTGCTCAACGACCCGTTCGCTCCTGGCTTCCCGCTCAACGGCGATCGGACCAAGGCGTTCTCGTTCATCTTCAACGCTCGGCTTCACGTCGCGTACATCAACGGCAACGGCTCGGTGCCCAACACGATCGCCGTGTACGACTTCAAACCCCAAGCGTGGACGGTGCTTCAGACGACCCCGGGCATCTCTTGCGCGACGGCGCTCGACGCCCCGAACGACCCGACCCCGACGACCTTCATCGTGGGCTCGACGCTACTGCCGAAGGTCTACAACTGGGACGTGGCTCCTGCGATCGGCTCGGCGGCGACGGACGCCGGGACGGCGATCACCGCGACTGTGCAGACCAAGTTCTTCAAGATCGGGGCACCTGGCACGGCGAAACTGCTCACGCGGCTGTATCCCGAGTTCTTCCTGAACGGCCCGCTCACGGCTGCAGTCAGCGTCACGCTGGACTACGGCGGTTCGACTTCGAGCCAAAGCCTCAACGACGCTGGCGTTACGCAGCATTCGCTCATCGCCCCGACCTCGCGCCTGGATTGGGCGGCGCAAGGCGAGGCGTTCTCGTTCACCGTACAGACGACGGGAGCGAGTTCGCCCTGGACCTTGAACGGAGCGACGGGGCTGTTTCATCAACGCGGCATGACGTGAACGGCGACCGAGACTTCGGCAAAGGCCGACGCGGCCTGCTCGCCCCGTTCACCCTCGCGCAACCGTTCCCAACGGCGACAACCGGGAGCCTGCGCCCTTACGCCGCGCCGACTATCAGCGGAACGCCGACAATTCTCTCCGTCGCGGTTGTCTCGGGAGCCAGTACCTCGGCGGCGCTTTCGTTCAACCTCGGCAATCAGCCAACGGACGGCAACCTCGACCATCTTTCCATCTACGTTCGGCCGACCGGGGTCACGCTGTGGACCTTCGCGGCCAAGGTTGCTCCACAACCGCTCGTCGGCGGGATCGCCACGTACAGCCACGTTACGCTCACGAACCTCGTCAACGGCGTCGGCTACGACTTCGGCGTGTCCTACGTTGCGCGATCGAACGCTGAAAGTGGTGTGACGTTCATCGGGGCTGCGACGGCGGCTCAACTTGCTTTCAACACCACCGCCCTCGCTGGCGGCAACGGCGTGGCTCCGACCCTTTCCGGTTCCGTGACCTTCTCGCAGACGGCCTCCAATACGGGGATCACCTCGGATATTTCGGTCGTCTTTACTCTCAACAACCAGCCTACTGACGGGTCGCTCTACGCCCTCGCTCTGTATTTTGGGACCTCGGGCGGAACGCTCTCGCGCTATCTCTTGCTCTTGGCGCAAGCGGGAGGAACGGGGACCTACACGGCCATCCTCCCCGCCGAAACCAACGCCGTGACCTACGCTTTCGCTTGCAACTACGTTTACACGAACAACACCGAAAGCGCCCAACTCTCGCTCGGGACCTACGCGATCAACGCCGTTACCTCGACCTTTCTTCAGGCCAATGTCCCGAACTCGACGGCCTACGTTACCGACGCCGTGATCGAGTTCGCCTGGACTGGAAGCGGGCCGTATGCGGTCACGATTTGGTACGACAACGGCACCCCGGCAACCGATTCGAGCGTCATCTTCCCCGACAGTACGACGATCAACCTCGGGCATACGACTTCGGGAGCGCCGTCCTTCAGCGCGACGGGCGTACTGAACGGCACGAACTACTATGCCGTGCTCTCGCGCCTGGGCGGGACAACGACGATGACCGTGCAGACGACCCCCTTCACGACGGCGGCCTTCGCTGCGTTCTTTGCCAACGGCGGGATCGTGCCGGCGGCGGCACAGTCCAAGACGCCGCTCTTTACTGCAAGCGGTACGGGCGGCGGCGGCGGCCATTCCGGCGGCGGCGGGGGGCACGTTCAATAATGGCGACCATCCCGTTCATTTTCGAGGGGTCGATGGATGCTTTCCGGGCGCTCAACCCGACGCGCCTGTGGGGGCGCTGGAAAGGCTCTGAGGTGGGCTCGGCGGTCGTCGGGGTCATAGACGCCGACTCCGCCGACGTTCGCAGCCACAGCGCCCAGGGAATGACGCTGCTGCCCGCTTCCGGCGGCTCGCCCCTTTCAGATGAGCATCTGGCTGCCTTTGCCGCGCTTGGGGCCGAGGTCACGGCAGGCGACACGTTGACGCAAGCCGTGCGGAAAGTCTACAAGAAGAATGGGGCGCATTTCTTGCACCCAGATCGGTATTAGGCTTGTCCCAAAATAGCGCGCTCCTCGAAATCGCAGGCGTCCTTCAGTCGATGCGTTCGGCCATCCTCAATGGCGATGGCGTGGTCTACAACCGGGACGAAGTGTTTCTCGCCTCCATGCAGGCCGTCATCGAGATTTTGTGTGGCGGGACCCCTTCAAGTATCGTGCTCCCGAATATCATTGCGCCTGCCGGATTGAACGACCCGACCATCGCGCGCTTCTGCAACAACACGATCCCGGCAACCCCGTTCGTCACGCCATCCACCGCCCAATCCTACAACGTGTTCAACGTCAAAAACCCGCCCTACAACGCTACGGGCGGCGGCGTGGTGGACGACACAGCGGCGATTCGGGCGGCCTACGCTGCACTCAAAACGGCGGGCGGCGGCATCCTGTATTTCCCGGTCGGCACCTATCTCATGTCGGGCTACCTCACCCTCACCTCGAGCAACGTCATCATCATGGGTGCCGGATGGGGCTCGATCATCAAGCAGTTCGGCTCGACGTTTGCGAACTACGGCTTCTTTCAGGGGACCGGGCTTTCGAATATCTTCGTGCATGATCTCATGCTGCAGGGCAACAACGTCCCCGACCAAGCGGCAACGGCTACGACGGTGGGTAACGTCACGATCCCCGCAACCGGAAGCAACGTCACTGTCGGCGTCTCGAATACGCTCGTCCCGCCGGGCTCGTCGCTCAACATTTTCGGCGGCGGGTACTGGCTCATCGGTAACGTCGTAGCTGGCGGCGGCACAAGTTCGCTCACCGTTTCGGTCACGCAGTCGATTGCGGCTGGCGACGTTATCCTGTCCGGGGCGACCGTCAACGTCGTCCAGGAAGATATTGTTTCGCAAGCTCTCGGCGGGTCCTGGGTGAACTGCTCGAACCTTGTGTACGAGCGCGTCTATTTCAAGAACATGCAACAGACTGCGCTCTACATCGACGGCTCGACCTACACGAACTGCAAGATCGACAAGTGCGTGTTCGACACGGTGATGGCCGGGCGGTCGTGCGCTCCCACGTTCTCCCCGTTTATCTATGCCGGGAATACGGGTTCGACGGCAACGCAGTACCCGACGAACATCTCGATCACCAACTGCTACGCCCTCAATGCCGCTTATGGCGGTTTCTGGGTCGCTACGCGCTATTCGGTCGTGGACTTCTGCACGTTTGTTTCGTGCGGAGAGGCGCGCGTAATCGCCGGGCAAGACCTCACCGTGAGCAATTGCATCGACATTAACGGCTACATGTCCCAGGAGTCGGGTGAGTTCATCGAATCGTTCTCGGAAGGCCTGAACGCGCACGACAACAAGTGCTACAACAACGGGCAGACGCAAGACCCCTGGAACACCGGAAACCAAAACTGCACCTTCATCGACGTTGAGGGCGGACGCCTGCGCTTGCACGACAACGAAGCCTTCAATTGCAAGGGTGGCGGGTTTGAGGTTTTCACGTCTGCGGCGTCACCGTACACGGCAACGACCACGACGGGCGCGTTCACGCAGCCCGCAATCGGCGCACAGGTCGCCATCGCCGCCACTCCGCCGGCCGGGCAGCCGTTTGTCAACCGGACAACGGTCATCGTGACTTCCGGCGGCCATACGGTCATCGGCAATCTTATCGCCGGGGCCGGGACAAGTGCGATCACGATTCTTTGCACGTACTCGGATGACCCCGGCTTTAGTATGCCGATTGGTTCCACAATCAGCGCGACCTACTCGGGGCACGACATATCGGTTCACAACAACATCGCCAAAAACTGCGGTTCTGCGGCGAGCACAGTCGGCGGCATCGCGTTCGCTTCTGGCGAACCCGGCATGGAGTTTTTCGACGTATCCGAGAGCGGGAACGTGGCGAGTGGATGCCAGCCGTTTAACTACTCACTCTCGCAGTCATACGAAACGGCGTCATGCAGTTTCGCGCTCGATTCTGGGCTTCCGGGAACGCTCTCCTCAACATTCCAAACGCCGAACCCGGCGACGACGAACGCCCAACTCCTCAACGAAGTGGTCATTGGCGGGGGCGCCCCTGGAATATACGGCGGCTTCAAGGCGACGGCGTTCGGGCGCTTCAACATGACGGCGATGAGCGGCAACACCGCCCAACTCATCCTCGGGCTTGGCGGAGCAGACGTTATCACGATCGGCGGCGCTTGGCTTGTGAACGATACGGCGACATACACGCTCAACGGCCACAACGTGCAATACACGGCAGGCGCTTCGCCCACGCCGGCTTCGGTTGCGGCTGGGCTCGCTGCGGCAATCAACGCGGATGGCACCGATAGTCCGCTCGTCAGCGCCGTCGCAGGGTCCTATATCAATTCAACGGGAGCCGCGATCGGAACCGTGACGCTCCAGGCGCTCGATCCTGCCTTTTCGGCGGCAGCAACGCTCGCACAAAGTGTTACAATGAGTTCGGTCGGCGGGACCATCGCCATTCCGACTGCTTCGCTCGTTACGAACATCGCCAATTATACGAGCGCGGCGAACGCGACGAGCACGTACCGCATCGAAGCGAACCTCAATTACCAGGGAAGCCAATACAACCCGCTACTGCAAGTCGTCATTATCGACGGGACTGCGATTAAAAGCATGACCGACGTTGTGAACGTCTCGATGAACCAGTTCGTCAATCAGAGCTTGCGGCTCTACCTCGTCTTAGGCATGACGAGCGAAGGCAACGTACTCAACAACGTCATGCAGTATCAGCGCCTCTAAGGCGTGACCGTCACCGACAGCGTGGCGCTCATCGCGGTTAGCGGCAGGCCAGAGACTTGCTCTGCGCCTGAGATCGTGAAGGCGCAGGTTCCGGCATGGAGTCCCGTGACGGTGAATACGCTGCCCGTGGCTTGGGAAGCGACGGCGATCACTTGTTCGATGCCGCCCTGGACTTGGAGCGTGCAAGAGCCAGCGATGCTCGGCGGCAAGGTCGAGATCGTAAAGGCTTGGGCGTAGCCTTGCTCTGAAACCGTAACGCTTTGTGACGGGCCGTTCGCCGCGAGCGTGAGACTGTAGGCCGAGAGAACGACGGGCGCGATCGGGGTCGCTGTCTGTAGCGGCGTTGGGTATGGTGTGGGCGTTGGCTGCACAGTTGGCGCGCTTGTCGGTGCTGCCGTTGCCGTGGGCGTTGCGCTCGGTGTTGCCGAGGGCGAGGGCGTTGGCGCGCTTGTCGGTGCCGAAGTCGGGGCGAGCGAGGGGGCAGAGGTCGGCGCGTTCGTTGCTTGCGTTTGCGCGGCGGGCGCAGAGAGGTTCTGCGCGACGGACTGCGGCGTGGGCGAAGCGCCTCCTCCACCGCATCCCGCGAGCGCAAGGGCCAAGACGGCGACAAGGTGTTTCATTGTGGCGTGGCCTCCCA